CGTGCTTTCGGAAGTCTGCCGAGAGGATCTGCCCCAGCATCGCGCTGTAGGCGGCCGCCGTCTCCGGCACTGTGCCGAAGCCATCGCGCAACACCTGAAACCAGGTCGCGGCATTCTGGACGCCACGCTGCCCGCGCACCCCCAAGCCGTCGAGCTGAGTGAGGATGCCCGGCAAGTATCGAGCCATGTCGGACAATTCAGCACCGCCAAGCTGGCCAGCACGGAACATCTCCGCGAAGCCCTGACGCTGGCCCGCCGCGTCCGTGATCCGGCTGGTGCGCTCCATGGTGACCGCCAACTGCGCCAGATCGTCACTGGCGCCGTTGGAGGCCGAACGGACCAGCGCCAGGTTCTCGAGGTATCCATCGAGCAGGCTGGCATCGGTGCCGCGCGAAACCAGCACCTGCAGGCCGGGCAACAGCGAGCTGGTCAGCTCCCGGTACTGCCGGGCCAGCGCTTGCAACCTGTCGCGCTGCTGATTGACGGCCGCATCCACCGCGGCGCCCGACTGACCCGCAGTCACAGCGATGTCTCGCAGCGTTCCCTCGAACGCCGCCGCCTGCCGCACCGGACCGGCGAATGAAAGGCCGCCCAGAACGCCAAGGCCAAGCCCTACGCGCCCCGCCACGCTCCGCAGCGCCATCAGCCGCCGCTGCAAGGCGCCGATGCCGGCCGAGGCACGATCCTGCAGCTGCAGCACGAAGCGCGCGACCAGGTTGCGGTTCACGGTGGCCCCTCCAGCTTTCTCAGCGCGACGAGCGCGTCGCAGTAGAACTCGGCGTCCTCTGCGAGCAGCGCCTCCAGCTCAGCGCGGGGCCAGCCGAAATGGCCGCCCAGCGCCGCCAGCATCAGCGCCCAGTCGGCCGGCCACCGTCCATAAAATGCATCACGCAGCGCTCCGCCGCGTTCACGTCCCGCGCGTCCATCCGGTCATAGACGGCATTCACCTTGCCCTCCGGCAGGCGGGTCGAGCGCGCGATCGCCGTGGCCGTCATGCTGGTCGCCGGCCTGGCGGTGATGACCCGCATGTCGGCGCCGTTCAGAGCGTGGAACACGAACTCGGAGAAGGTCTCCTCCCGCACATCGGCGCCGCGCTTGAACTTCAGCGTCACCGGCGTGCGCAGCGGCAGGCAGATCGTGCCGTCCGCCCGCTGCACCGCCTGCGGCGGCAGTTTGGCGTCGTCGTCGCCGTCGTCGGCCAGCTCGACGACGCCGGGCTCGTTGCCGCCGGCCGGCGCCGGATCGTCCAGGTGCACCAGGTCGGGATCTCGATCGGTTCCGATATCAGCCATTCAGCAGTTCCTCCGCTTCGCCCACGGCCCATTTGAGCTCGATCTTGCCGCCCTCGCCGCCGGTGGCCTCGGGCAGCACGGTCAGGAAGGCGTCGGGCCACACGTAGGTCTGGCCGGTGTCGCACAGCACCTGCAGCTCGCCCGTTCCCGTGCCCCCATAGTCGCTCAGCCTGTCGCCCCGCTTGAAGGCGAGGGTGGCCATCACCTCGCCGGCCTCCCACACCTCCGACCGGTGGACCTGGCGGCCCGTGACCACGACTTCGTTGCGGATGCCGCCGGCCTTGAACTTCGACCCCTTCTCGACGGTGAGCGTCCGGCCCCGCCAGACCACGTCGATGATGCCAAGCGTCTGCATGGTCCGTCCCCTACGCCGAGAATTCGAGGACGCCAGCCAGCGTCATCAGGTTGCCCAGGATCTTCACCCGCTGGCGGGCGTTCACCCGGTTGCGGTCCGTCACGTCGCGCACGAACAGGCTGTCGGCCGCGCTGCCCGAGGCATCGTCGACCCAGCCCTGCCGTTCATAGAGCTGGAGGCGCGCCGCCCAGCTGGCATGCAGCCGGCGCGGCGTGGCGATGTTCGGGTCGAACTCGGCCGCCGGGCTGCCATCGTCCGCCAGCTTGGCGCGCGGCCAGGTGGTGGTCATGTAGCTCGCCCAGTCATAGCGGATGCGGCTCAGCACCTTGGGGCGCATCACATCCAGCCAGACGACGTCCTCCACGCCCAGCGAGGTGCGCTGGTAGCTGGTGATCACGCGCTCCAGCACCACGATGCCGTCATCGGTGACGGTGAAGGTGCTGATGCCGTCGCGCAGAAGCAGGTCGCGCTCGGTGTCGATGAAGCGGTCCACCGGCGCGGGCGCCAGCACGCCGGCCAGCGGCAGGCCGCGCAGCTGGCGGGCCGGGTCGTTGGTCAGCTGGAAGGTCGCCACGGCACCCAGCGCCGCGCCCCACACCCAGGGCGGGGAAAGGCTGCCCGCCGCGCCCATCGTCGTCATGAAGCGGCTGTTCTGGCTGTTGCCGAAGGTGGACAGGGCCGCGAAGTTGTTGTTCCAGCCCTGCCAGAGATGCGCGTCCAGCCGCACCATGGCATTCCACCGCCTCTCCAGCTCCGGCAGGAGCAGGGCGTTCCAGGTCCCGGATGCGTTGGGGATGATGATGTCCGTCCACCACTGCGACGCGACGGCCGAGATGGCCAGGGCCACATCCGCCTCGCCCGTGCCGGCCGCGAATGCGGTGACGGCGACGGCCATGCCCGCCGGCAGCGGCGTGTCGGCGAACGGATTGACCCGCGCCACCAGGGCGTTGCCGATAATCCCGAAATGCTTGGCGGTGAGCGTGACCACGCCGGCGACGTTGGCCGCGGTCACGCTCATGTCGGCCCGCGCGGCGATGGCGGCCACCAGGCGGGCGGCCAGCACGGTGGGCGTCTCGGCCGCGTTGATGGGCATGCTCACCCGCTTGCCGCCGATGATGACGAGGCCGGTGCCAGATGCGGTGGGGGAACCGCTGAAGGTGATCGTGGCGACGGCCTTCGCGGCGCCGCCGGCGGACGTGGGGTCATCCAGCAGCAGCAGCGACACGTCGCCGGTGAAGTTGTTGGCGAAGAATGTGGCCGCCATATCGGCCGGCACGGAGCCTTCGCCGCCCCATACCCGCGCCTGGTCGGCCCGCGTCAGGCGCAGCGGCGTCAGGGTGGCGCCGGTGCCGGTCAGCAGCTTGGGCGCGATGATCAGCGTGCGCGCCGGATAGGGCACCAGGCCCACCACCCGGCGGTCGGCGCGGATCTCCAGCAGCGTGGCGGGAACGCGCCAGTCGAGCGGGATTTCGTCGAAGCTGACGGTGGCGCCGGAAAGGGTCTGGCTCACTGCTGGGTCTCCTTACCGCGGGGCGGCCTGGCGGGTGTCGGTTCGGCGGGCGGCGGCGGGGGCGCGGGTTCTTCGACCTCCACCAAATCGCCGGCCCTGAGGCGGCGCTGGATGTAGAGATCGCGCTCCAGATGCATGCCGGCGGGCGGGATGATGTCGCCGGCGGGCGAGCGGACGATGAGACCTTCGGCGGGTTTGACGTGAACGATCATGCGGGCCTCTGCCATTGATCGACGGCGACATCAGTCGTGCCGTCGAAGGTCCAGTTGGAAACGATGGTGTTGAGCTGATCGGGCGGGATGCCGGTGAAGCTTGCCGGCAGCTCGGCCGTGATCGCGGCGCATGCGCAGTTGTCGGCCTGCCACTCGGCGCCTTCGGTGTTCTCGATCTCGCGCAGCTCGATGGTGCCCACGGCGCCGTCACGTTCGCCGCTCAGGGTCCAGCCGTTCAGGCCCAGGATGGCCACGTGCACCATCTGCGCCAGCCCCGGCGACAACCTGTCGCCCAGCAGGCGGGCCGCCGATTTCGGGTTGGACGTGATCAGGTAGACGCCGAAACGCAGCCGGCCGGCCAGCGTGCGACCGGAACCCGGCCCGGGCCGGAACCCGAGGAACGCCAGGCCGATGACGGGGGCGCGGGCGCTGCTCAGCGCGGCCAGTGTCTTGACGCTCATGGGCGCGGGCAGCAGCTCGTGCTGGAAGCGGTTGGCCGGGAACACGGCCAGCAGGCGGGCCTGGATGCCGGCGGCGGCGACGTGGATGGGGCCGGTGCTGGCGTCGGGGCTGCTCGGCGTCATGCGCCGAGGCCTTCCGAAGAGACTTCGCGCGCACGGTCCCGCACCCGGGCGTCGGAGGCGGCGCGGGCGGGCGCGGCATCGAGCCGGCCTTCGCTGCTGCCCATCGCCTCCAGCCAGGCGATGATGCCGTCGCGCTCGGCCATCATCTCCTTCGTCGGCACCTTGTCGGCGCCGTGCGAGAGGTCGAAGCGGGCGAGGATGCAGCAGGCGCGAAGGATTTCGCGCGGCACCGGAGAGAGCGGCAGGGCGTATCGGATGCGGAGGTAGCTGTCGATCAGCGCCGTGGCGTCGTCCAGCGCGAGGCCGATGCGGGTCGCGTCCGGCGCCACCGGCAGGTCGAGCGTCATGGCGGAGAGGCGGATCATCTCCACCTCCCCGAAACGCCCAACCATGTCGGCGACGCTGGCGTAAGGCATCAGGCCGCGGGCTCGATCTCGGCAGCACCGCAGGCGACCAGGCCACCCACCAGCTCCGGGCGGATGAAGCCGATGCTGCCGGGCTCGATCAGCGCGCCGTCCACGTTCAGCTGGCGCACGGCACGGATCAGCGTCAGCGCGGGCGGTGCCTCGCCGGCGGCGACCACTCGGTCCGGGGCAAAGGTGGTGGCCACGCGCTCGGCGTCCGTCATCGGGAGCCCGCTGATACCGCCCATGATACGGTCCAGCATCCCCGCGGTGGCGCTGGGCACGTCAGGGGTTGGCGCACTTGGCGCCGGCGGCGCTGCCGAGACGATCGCCTCCACAGCGTCCACCACCTCGCGGGTCACCGCGTCGTCCGTGACCTCGATGTTCCGCTGCACGCCAGTGTCCTGCACTTCGGTGCCGCCGGACGCGGCCTTCGCCTCCTCCTCGGCTTCGCGACCGGCGACGGTCGCCTGCCGGTCCACGTTGACTTCCTTCGGCGCGGCGATCTTGCGGGGCGCGGCCATCACGCCACCGCGTTCTGGAAGTAGTAGCCCGCCTCGTTGGCCGCGATCACCTCGATCACGCTCTCGCCCACGCGCACCTGGCGGCCGCCGCGCAGCCCCTTGGTGGGCTGATCGATGGTGCCGGCGATGCGGTTGCCGAACTGCGCCGTGAAGCCGAAGGTCGGCTGGTCGGCATCGGCCGCGTCGGGGCTGACGTAGAGCGCCGCCATGTGCTTGCCCCACACGCGCTGGTAGTTCGCGGCCTGGCCGCGGCGGGCGGTGTTCACGAAGCCGGCGCCCACCAGCACCTCCTTGACCTCGAACAGGTCGGCCGCCTGCTTGCGCGTGACGGAGCCGCCCGTCTGGGCCGTGCCGTAGATGGCCTGCACCAGGCGCGGATGCTGCCGGGTCGCGGTCCACGCCGCCTGGCCGAACACCAGGGTGTTGGGCCGCTGGATCGGCACATCCAGCGCGTTCAGGATCGCCGACAGCGGGTTGGAGTTCAGGTAATCCGACCACTGCGAGGTGCCGGCGAGCGTCTGCTGCAGGCCGGCCTGGTAGGTGGCCGCGTTGAAGACCAGGTTGGCCACCCGAACCTCCCTGTCCAGCATGATCAGGCTGGTGATCAGCGAGGTGGACTTCGCCTCGGGCGAGACCGGGCCGCCCATCATGGGGCGCGTGGACGCCTCCCAGGCCTCGATCTCGTCGTTGGGCACGAGATCGTCCAGGCCCCAGTCCACGCATTCGCCGGGCACCAGCACACCGCCGAAGTCCACCTGCGTCGGCTCGCCCTTGCGGCCCACCCGGGTGTTCGGGAGCGTGTAGGCGTCCACCGCCGAGTAGCGGGTGTAGTTGAAGCGCTTGCCGCCCTTCTGGATGCGCGGCAGCACCTGGTCGGCGATGAGGTCGACATCCCGGTTGCGGAAGCCAATGGCAATCGCCGACAGCTCGGGATTGACGGGAAAAGACGTGGTGGCCATCGGAAACTCCTATGTGTGCCGCGCTGCGGCGGGCCTAACCCTGGATCGAGTGCTGCGAGATGACCATGCGGACGATGTCGCCCGCGGCCACGGCGGCATCGACGGCGTAGCCGATGCAGTTGTTGTTGACGCCCGCGGCCGGGGCGGCGGTGACCGTCCTCGACCCCGATCTGGCGTTCGAGGAGGCGACCCAGCGCACGCGCAATCCGGTCGGCCTGGGGCGCAGCCTGCTGGCCCACGCCCTTCTGCGCGGCTTCCAGGCGCAGCATCTCGAAGCGGCCCTTCTGCTGTTCCTGCACCATGCGCTGCAGGCGTTCGATGAACTTGTCGGTGTCGTTACCGCCGGGGCTTTCGCCCTTGGGGCTGAAGGCGAGCGCCTTGCGCGCGGCTTCGGGGCCGCTGCCGCCCGGGCCGCC